TACCATCAATCTTTCTTCAGCCTTTGACCCTGATAATCCCAATTTAGCAGATATCTGCTTTGATACAACCACCTACCGTAATTTTCATAGGTGGCTGCGTCCTGCGGGCATGATGGGTTGAGTTGTATATCGCTATACTTTTTTAAAAATTCGAAAAGTTGAGTTGTATACCATCATACTTTGAGGTGTATAAAGAGAAATATACCTATAAAGAGAAAAAAAGAATAAAGAGAGATTTCCCCCCAAGGGGGATAAACAAATTAAATTTAAAAAGGATTGATTCAATTGGAAAGATATTTTTATATCTACAACGTAAAACAAGCTAATTACTTTGTTCAAAATAATATAAAACCGCTGGAAGTAGGTAAAGGAAAAAGTAAAGCTGTATATTTAAAGTTTTTAAGAGATGAACAAGCAAGTAAAATATTTGATGCCTGGTGCAAATTATGTGCTAAATGATGCATTGGAAAGGGTTGAATAAATTTGGGTGGTGCTACACCATTTGAAGATAGATACATAAAATTAGAAAACCAATGGTTTAAATTGATAAATAAAGATGATGAAACTATATTTCAAAAGATAAATTATGACCATGATGCTTTCTATTTGTTAGTCAATATATTAATAACAAGAACGATTACCAATAGGGTTAGTTTTAATCGTCAAAGTATTACAAGGGTATTCATGAAAAATACAGAGGAATATATAAAAGAGCCATATATTTCTAAGGCACAAAAAGCCCTAAGTACACTAATCAACACAGAAATATTAATTCCTGATAAAGAAATAGATTCTTTTGAATTCCGAACAGATGATATAATTCATGCTGATGTAAATTTAGAGTTTTTAGAACAGGATGCTAATTTCTTTAGGTTATTTCATAGTCAATTAAAAGAAATCAATGAATGTAAAAATGTTGATAGAGCTAAATTATTATGTGTTTATTGTACTATTCGTTCTCATATATTTGAGGATAGTGCAGGATACAGAATTATTGAAAATTTGGTGAATGATACGGGCTTAGTTAAAAATACTATAACAAAATATGTAAATACTTTAGCAAAATCGGAATTGATAGTATATAAAAATCCTGGAACTAGGTATTCTGAAAGTAAGGATAGATACAAGGAAGCTCCAAACTTCTTTACTTATCCTTCTGTTGATGCGAATAAATTGCTTGAAGATGCAATTTCAGATTATATAATATCACAAAAAAGAAAAGGTTATATTTTGATTAATAACAAAGAAACAAAGATACGTATGAATAAAAGACGCAGCAATACCAGCAAAAGAAAATATTATGATAATCAGTACAAAGAGGATAAAATTTCTCAGGAAGAACATAAAACCATAATTAAGGAATGTGATGCTGTAGCTCATGACTTATTACCTAATTCCGTAAAGAAGCATCTAGTTTTCGAGAAGCAGGAAGAAGATTTTAATAAAACTCATCCTGAAAATATAAAAGGTGATGGACAAAATGTCCATGAGGATAATAAAACTCAATCTAATGGTTGGGGTAAGCGGCATGATCCTTTTGATGATGTTGATGAACAAATAGACGATTATGAAGATGAGTTTAAAGTGATTGTTAGGGAACAAATTGAAAATATAGAGGAAGAAGACGAGGAAGAAGATTTAGCGGAAATATTCTCAAAAGGCGAAGTTCAAACCAGAGATATTGTGCCTGAAGAAGCTGGCAGCGAAGAAGAGATAACTCTGTATTGTAACGATTGTAACAAAAAATTAACTGACATAAAATCTTGGGGCAAATATGGTTATAATGGATATTGCATTAATTGCAAGGATTGGAAAGATATAAGCCTTGAAGAAGCAAAGAAAGTTCCTAAAGATTCTTACCAGGCAGGAAGGCAAGAACATAGTAGAATCGATTCATATTTAGCATTAAAAGAAAGAAATTATCCTTAATAGAGGCAAGGGGCTGCGCCCCTTCGCAAACCCCAACAAAAGAATAGTAATTTATTAAAGCAGGTGAAAGCCTGCTTATTTATTCGGAATTTTTGAGGTGATTAATTATTCGAAAAAATAAATACAAATTGCAGAATGTCATAACTGAAGCAGGAAAGTACATGGGTAGACCACCCAATACAGAGGAAAGAATAAATCAAAGGATTTATGAGAACTTCGAAGAGTACTGCAAACAATTCATCAAGATTGTTGATAATGCGGGGGAGGAAGTACCTTTTGTTTTTAACGCTCAACAAAGAGAATTTTACAAAGATATGGGTAAATTCAACCTGATAGCAAAATCAAGAGCCATAGGGTTTTCAACTCTTGCGCTTGCTTATAGTATCTGGTTGGCCAATACCAGACCTCACGTAAATTGTCTTTTAGTATCTTACAATGTGGAAAGTACCCAGGCTCTTTTTAACAAATTAAAAATGATGTATGAATCTATCCCAGAAGAACATAGAACACCTGAAAAACGGAATAACAGACAAGAATTATTCCTGGAAAACAAAAGCAGGATTAGCTGTAAAACAATTTCTAAAAAACCTGTAGGTAGGAGCCAGAACCTTACATATGCGCATTTAAGCGAGTTTGCTTTTTATGGTCCTGAACTGCAAGAACAGTGTCTAGTTTCGTTGGAATCCGCTATGAATAAGAGTGAATCAAGCGTTATCACGATTGAAACCACTTCAAATGGATATAACTTCTATCAGGAATTAGCAACCAAAGCCCAAAAGGGCCAAAGTAAATATAAATTTTTCTTCTTTCCCTGGTACTGTGAAGCGACACAAAAGCAATTTAAGCATGATATAGATGAGGCTGAAACATGGTTTAAGAGCGTTAATAGTGGGAAGAGGTTAAATCCAGGTGATTTAGAAAAAGATGAAATTGAACTTCAAGAGAAATACGGCATTTCCTTAAGATTGTTGATGTATAGGCGTTACAGGTTACAAGATATGAGCTTAGAGGATTGGCACCAGGAAATGCCTACAACACTAATGGAAAGCTTCAAGAATACCCAAAAATCCATATTTGACACACAGATGATTTTTAATAGGCTAAATTATCTGCTTCCACCACTTAAAGAATCAGAGATCACAAAAGAACTACCCCAGGAGCTAGAACAATACCTGAATAAATCGCTATTTTTCTATGAAAATGTAGCTCCTAATGAACGCTATTACTTGGGTGTTGATTCTGCTGCTGGAGGGGGAGGGGATTTATCTGCTATTAGTGTGTTTGCCAGTGATGGAAACCAGGTAGCAACCTTCTATAATAACAAAATCCCTGTATATAAATTTACTGATGTTGTTGATTTATTGGGCCATTATTTTAATTATGGGTTTCTTGTAGTGGAGAAAAATAATGTGGGCATCGTAATTATTGAAAAACTCAGGGTTAAAAAGAAGTATTTGAATATGTATAAGATGAAAATTTTTGATGAGAGTGGCCGCAAGCGGTTAAAAGTGGGTTGGGTTACTACAACATCCAATAAAACCAAACTTGTAGAGATATATAAAGAGCAATTCGAATTAGGATTGATAAATATAAATAGCAAAGAAACCTTAGAAGAAATGCTGGTTTTTCAGAATGTGAATGGGAAAATGAGTGCAAAGCGTGGAAAGCATGATTGTATTGTAATTGCTTCCTGCCTTGCTCAAATAGGAATGATGGAAAATAAATGGTATGTATAACGGAGGATTGATATATTGGACATTCAGGAATATATAAATGTTAAATACGATGGTGAAAATGACTGGTTTACCCAAGAGGTAGCCAGTTTTTATCATCAAAAGAGAATTCAAAATGTTTTGGACATTAAAAGCTATTTAAGCGGAAACCATGCGATATTAAATAATTCTACGATTGAATGGGGAGGTAAAACCTTGGAGGGTAGGGCTATAGTATTGAATTATGCCCCTACAATCCTTAATTTTGAAGTTAGTTATCTTTTGAAAAACCCTGTAACTCTTATATCTGAGGATGATACTACCCTAAAGGAATTGAAAAGGGTTTATAAAGAAGGAAAATTCCATAGATATGATTTTGATATCCTAGACAAGATGGTTAAATTCGGAAACATATATGAATATGTGTACCTGGATGGTAAAAAGATCAAGTCAAAATTATTTGATCCTGCTGACAGTTATCCTGTGTTCAATGATGAAGGGGAAATGGTAGCATTTATCGAGTACTGGAGTACTTTGGATAATATCAGTTATTATAATGTCTTTTATCCTGATAGAGTGGACAAATGGTCAGATGAAGGCGGCTTGCATCTTGTAGGCTCCTTTAATAACCCTTCTGGTTTACCTTGTGTCTATAAGAACCTGAATGAGGAAGATCCTTGCGTTGGGCGTAGTGATTTAGAATTATGGGTTAATGTGATAGATAACATGGAGGATTTAATTTCAAAGGGCACTGATGCGCTCTATAAATACATAAATGGCTTGCCTGTGGTAATTGGTCAGCCTATGAATATGGGTACTGACCAGGTTAAAGCAATTAACCAGAATGTTAGTGGTTATGCTATATCTCTTGATAGTGACAGTGATTTTAAGATTGTTGCAAACCAGATTGATAATAACGCCTTTAAGACAATATTTGAAATACTTAAACAGGCTTTGCTTGATACCTCACAAACTCCAGGAATTTCGATGAATTCAATGACCATAAACAATATATCTACTGAATCAATCGCTATGCTTTACAGTTTGGCTAATGTCAAAGCAGGAATGAACCAGCGATATATTTTAGAAGGATTTGAACAGAGATTTGAGAAGATAGGGCAATTATTGGCCTTACAGGGTATCGAAATAGATTCGGACAGTATAGAGGTTATATTCCAGATTGATACACCCAGAAATACGAAAGAACTATGTGAGAACCTTAAAACACTGCATGAGATGGAAAGTATTAGCCTGGAAAGTATTTTGGCCAATAGCCCTTATATTTACGATGTGGATCTAGAATTACAGAGACTTCAAGCAGTTGATGAGAGCAGCAGTAAGCATGAGGAAGAAACCCTAGCGGAATAGTAGGGATTATTATTATCTTTAAATATGCCATTTTATAGGGGTTTATAATGCATAGATATGTTCTATCATATGGCCGCTGTTACAATACAATATTTATTAATGCCTATACTACGGCACTATAGACCATATATATTGTACGTTATCTAATCACTAGTATAGTACTAGGGTATGCGATTCATGATAACTAGTTATTACATAGAACACCTACCAGGGGTATACAATAGAGTGCCGATATATAGGCGTTCTATTCTTTGTTAAGTGTGGGTTTATTGACATGAAACAAGGAAGGCCGATTTACCGGGATCTATTGAGTTGCTTCCTATTATAGAAAGCACACCTTCTAAGGTAGAAGGTAGGTTTATGGGAGGTTTGACGATACCCCTTTTCTACTTTTTTCAAGTTGAGTATATCCAATTTTTCACACTCGAAAAAATAAAGAAAAAATACAATATTGTAATATATAAACTAATAATATCGAAAGCATTGTTTTGCCCTGATTGAAGTATTACCGTACATAATAGGTGTTTTTACTTCTTCGGAGGAAGGTGAGATTATTAACTGTCCTCAATGTAATAGTGAAGTTCCTGATAAATCGGTATTTTGTCTTCAATGTGGGTATGAGTTTGGGCAGACTGATATTAACGATCAAAATCAACCTGAAATCGATAAGGACGAGGATAATTTAAAAGAAGATAATGATCAAGACGAATCCAATATAGAGAATAATGATTCAGACGGAAACACTGAGAAAGAACAAAGTTCAAACGACAGGAAAAAGCGGTTATTAGTCCCTGCGATATTAATAATTTTACTTGCTTCCATAATAGGGGGCGTTTCTTACAATAATCACAACAATCAGCATACATCCGTGCAGACAATTGATCCTACGATTAAAGGTCCACCAGAGCCATATACGTTAGCTGAAAAGGAAATGGCTAAACCGGATTTCGATACTATGATGAAGTATTTTAATCTTACCATTAAGGATTTTCCTGACCAGAAGGAGTATGTTTACAAGGCTCATGTTTGGAAATCGTTGTTTTACGTCAGTAGAATGGCATCTATATCTACATGCGGCGAAAGGATTTCAAATGGCACCAAACGAGGATATGTATTTATGAAGTCAGATCAGATTTATCACTTGGCCGATATAGTTGATGCCCAATTTAAAGATATGGAAAAGAATTTGGGTGATATGAATACTTCTATATCTTATGTAGTAAACAATTACGATACGGGGAACCAGTATACTTTTTCAGTTACAAAACCTCCCACTCCACCTGATGGCGCTCCTGGGGCGGTCGCTCTTAAGGATCTTGACTGGTTTAATAAAGTTGGGACTCCCGTACCATCGGATGACAGTCTTGCATTGGCCTATAAAACTGGTTTGATATACTCATTTAATTCATCAATAGACAATTATATTAAAGATAATATGATTAACTATCCATCTTATTTTTACATAATGGCGGGGGCGGCTGGAAATACAGATAAGCAGTTAGAGAAGGCTTGCCTTGAGAAAGTAATCGTTCTTACTGAAAACGACATATATAATAAGTCGCGGTTACAAGCTCAGGAGGAATTAAAGAAGCTACAGTAGTAGTAAAAAATTGCCTTAAAAAATCAGGAGGTGTTTAAATGGATTTGGATAAACTAGAAGCTGAAACTAATGCTAACAAAACGGAAGATTATCCTCAATTAAAACAAAAAGAATTGGAATTAATGAGACAGTATAATTCCTTTTTTGAATCTGATTCATTTAAAAAGTGCGAATCTGAGTTTAGGGATCATTTTATAAAAGAATATAAAGAGTTCTTTATTAATAGGAATTATAATATTAGTGAATTTACACAAAATGTGATAGTTGCATCTAAACTGGATATGAATATTAAACTGGAAATATTCCGAAAATCTAGTTTTACATTAATTATTAATAATAGTTCCAAAAAAAGATTTCAATTTGAGATAAACTTATCTAAAAAAGTTGCTGGGGAACCAAAGCATCACGGAGTTCTATGGGAAAATGGGATAATGTACGGAGGTCAAAGAAATACAAACACTACTGAATTTGTTCTTAATAATATACGCTTGTTAGAAGAAGATATAAAGAATTTAGAAATACCGTTTTTCAATATTAAATATACTGATTTTGTGTGTGTATTTAATTCGGATTTAGATATACCAGGGGAATTTACAACTATTCAGGAAATGATAGAAGCTATTCCAGAATAAGATTTATTGATGATAAGACCAAAAAATATCCATAGAACATTAAGCAAGATTATAGCACCCTCTAGGGGGTGTTTTTATTTTTAGGAGGAATTTAAATGACAAATAAGGATAGGCTTTTGGAAGAGGTCAAAAATATAACCCTTTCAAATGAAATAATTTCAATATACCTGCTCGAAAGTGGATTAAATGGGGATTCTGATTATGATCCCACTTCAAAGAGCAATTTAAAGCAAATTTACAAAACTACTGTTGCTATTCTCGAATCTATCGCCAATGATCCCGCTAGTATGAAGGATTATAAGCAAGATGATATAAGCGTTTCAGCCTTTCATGAGAACTTACAAAGCAGGATTGAGTATTTAAACCGTAAAATTCGGCAATTACCAGATGATAACGATGTCTACAATGATGGTGGTAGTGTTATTTACCTCTTTAAGAAATAGGGGGTAATTAAATGAATGCCAATATATTCGATGTTCAAAACGATTTTCAGTACATATTAACTTGCTTGGGTAAAGAAGTAAGTATTAATGGTACTTCGAGGCTGGCCATAGTAAGTAATAGTGCAGTAAATCGGAACTTTGATGATAAAACCATCACAACTTTAACCCCTATCAAGAGGGGGGATTTAATAGCACATGAGGAAAACCAGTATTTAATAATTTCCGAAGTAAACGGCATCAGAGAACACACCACACGATATAAAGCCATAATGAGGAAGTGTAATTATGATATAAAGTTCAATTTTCAGGGCTTTATTAAGAAGTTTCCTGCTATATTAAGTACTAAGACTTCAGGAATTGAAGAAGGTAAATATGTAAGCCTTCCATATGGCACTATTCAAGTTACAATACAGGAAAACCTTGATTCTTTGGGAATTGCACTAAATCAGAGGTTTCTAAAGATTGGAAACCCCTATAAAGTAACTGCTATAGACAGAAGTGCCAAGGGGTTGATAACACTAACTGCCCAAATAGACAGCTTTAATGCTAATGACGATAAAACGGACGAAATAGCAGACAAAGCTTTCTATTCATGGTCAATAGAAATCACCAATGGTGATAGCATCAGCATAAATGCAAATGATACCCTTCAATTGACATCCAGCTTGAAGTTAAATAGCAATGTGGCTGATAACCCAGGATTCGTTTACTCCTGGTCTTCTAATGCTCCTGGAGTGGTTACAGTAGATCAAAATGGTTTGCTTCGGGGTATTGCTGGAGGTAATGCGGTAATTACGCTTGGTTTGTCTGCTCCTGATAATGATACTATGTCGGATACCATCAGTATTACGGTAGAAGCGGTAATTCAAGATAACTTTGCTATCACGATTAACGGGGATACTAATATAAACGCTGGTAGCACAAAAACCTATACCGCTTCAGTCACTAATAATGGGGTAGTGGTAACTGATCATAGCGTAAACTGGAGTGTTGATGATCGGAACGGCAATACTACTGATAAATGCCATATTCAAAGCTATACAGGAACTGAATGCATCGTTAAGAACGATAATCAGGGTAATGCAAGGGTTATAGCTGTATTAGATACCGATAATACGGTCATTGGATATAAAGAAATAGTATGTAAGGGGTTATGGTAAAAGCTCCGAATTAATAACATATTGTTACCTAATCCTTGGTAAAACGTGTAGAATTATGGAAGGCAAGTTTGCTGGAAGAAGGGATTAGGATTGGGAGAAAACAAAACCACTTTACGCCCATTTTTATCAGATGCCCTAATAATGGGTTTTCTAACTGCTATATCATACGGTTTAACTTATATTTATGAAAGTCAATATTGCTCATTTTTCGGCATTCCTGATTGTTTTATTAATCTAAGTTTAATATCGATTATAACTGTTGTAATAATATTGTTAGTATCGATATTCTTCTTGATGGGTCTTTATAATAATCCATGGTTAAAGAGTTTCCATGCATGGGAAAAGCTTTCAATACTCCTTTTTATCCTGAACGCTATACTGTTCTTAATGATGTTAGGTAGAAAAAGTTGGCCGATGATAGTATTGATGGTTCTAGGGGTCTTAATAATAGTTGTATCAAAAAAAATTAAGTCAAAAACTGTAGAAGACTCGCCAAATTTCCTTTTTTATATTTTTATAATAATTGGCATTTTATTTGGTTTATCCAATGGTTTGGGGTATATTGCTGCTTCAAAGCAGGGGGAATTTCTAGTTACGTCCACTACACCAGAAATGTTAGTGATAAAGAAATATGATAACAACCTAATTTGTATCCCGTTTAATAGAGAGAAAAAAGAAGCAAATAGAAGATTTATGATAATAGAAACAACAAGCAGACCTGAAATAATGTATAGGCTGGAAAAAGTCGGACCTATAGAGATGATTGATTGAATACATATATAAACACCTTTGGACATGGCATAGGGTCTAAAAAACGTATTTGTGAAAAAAGTCTTATATATTTTATATAGAAAAACCGATTAAAGAGGCTAATTTTTAAGTACACCTTACACAATCTGCGACTACCTTCCAACATATTATATAAGGAAGATTATCATAGGAAGAAATTAAAATCCCTTAATTTCCATATGTTTTCTGATGCCTTGACAAATACTGTAAGACTACCTTACAATAAGCTAAGCACGAATAATAGAAGGTTTACCAAGTCTTCAAGCATAGGATTTATCGAAGTTACAAGCATTTGAAAGTGCTTTGAATTAAATCCTGCCTTACAAGCAGGGGGTCGGCGGTTCGAGCCCGTCATCGCCCACCAAAAGAAATAGAAGGCTTCCTTATCATATAAGGGGGCCTTTTGTTTTAGCAGCTTAGAGGCAAGTTTACCAGTGCGTC